TTTCTTTTCATCAAATGAAATCGCACCCATATATGGTGTATCTTCAATGATATCACCCAAGACTTTATTGATAAAGGTTGTACCCATACCAATCTTTGGGTCCTTATCTATTATACGTTCAATAATGTAAGCGTCATCTTCATTTACACCACTAAGCAAAACTTGAAGCCATTTATGTGCCTCTGAACCAGTGTATGTTCTTTCGGTTATAAATTTCAAACCGTCAAGTGCCCATTCAAGACTCTCACCATTTGAATCAAATGTGTAATCTGGTAATTGTTTTATGTAAAACTTTACACGCTTAGATTTACACAAATAAAGAACACGCTTAAGTAATTCGTTATCTTTGTATTTGGCTAATACAGCCATTTTATCCTTATCACCAGATACGGAATTTATTTCGTCAAAAATTTCTTTTATATTCATATCATTTTTTTTACAAATGTACTAAAACTTTTTTAATAAACAAAAAAATCCTATATTGCTATAGGATTTTTAAATAATAATCAATTTTATAATAATTTGTATAAGGCTTTGTCATCATAGTTTAACATGTAATCTTCAATCGATGGCACCTTACCGTCTATCAAACCAAAATAAAGACCAGTGAAGGTTTTTAAATTATGTTGGTTACATAATCTGAAAACAGCTTCAGCAAATTTCTTCTTTTCAGATGGCATTATATTTTTTGGCTTGTGATTTTGCAATTCAACCCAAAGATAATTTAACTTTCCAGTTAATTCATCATACTTAGCCTTAAGATTATTTAATTCTTCTTTCCTGTCTGGAAAAGTAGCACCAAATTCTTCGATTTCGTTTGTCTTAACGATTGTCATGATGTTATGTTCAGCAGTCTTACCTTTTAAGTGATGAACAGCCACATAAGCTGGGTTTTTAACCTTTACTCTGTTGTTGTTAGCATCAACCACAACATAACCCTCATCATGCCATGATAAACCGTCAAATGAACGTAAGATTTCACCAAAGTTCTTACCAGTGAAATCATATGACTTCACAACTGGTAAATGCAAAGCTTTACCACATTCAAGTAATTCAATACGTGAAGCTTCTTTTAATGACACATTATTTCTAGCCGTCAATAAAGTAACCGATGACTCACCATGTGGCTTAACCACAATATTGTATGGTGTTGTTAATTCAAATACATACGTACAATCCTTATCTAACCAATCCATTCTAAATGTTGGATACTTCTCTTTAATTGTATTCCAGAACAATTGGTCAAATGTTGTTCCCATTTTATTGTTCACTTCACCTTCACCATTTGCAGTACCTGTAGTACCAGCATACCAAGTCATATCATGGTCATCATAATAAGCTTGAATCATAGTACCATCTAATTTTTCAAGAGTGATAGCTGTTTCCCAATCAATCTTATGTGCATTACCTTCTTCGGAATTGAAGAACTTGGTAAAACCCATGCTCATAACACGCCAAGTATTCTTTTCTAATACTAAGCCACGACACTCTTGAACTTCTTTCTTAGCCATAAGAGTTGGTGATGATAATTGATTGTATTTTAACAATACCTTATGACCATAATCACGAGTCTTCAAGTTAAATTCCTTGATGGCTTTTTCAAGACCATGTTCTTTTAAATATTTTTGTATTGCTAATTCCATTTTATAGTTTTAATTTTCTTGTTTAACTAAAATTAATTAATTTTTTGTTGCCTCAGCTAAGGTCATACCGTCTATGAACTTTTTTTTAGCCACTTCTAGGTCATAATCTGACACAATAGCCCCACCACTACCAGAATATGTAATGGTATACTTATTATTTTCGTCATCAAATATGAGTATAGCATCCCATGCGTCAATCTTAACCTTTTGTACGTTATTATTTTCCATGATTTCTTAGCCTTTTTATAAAATCTTCATAATTTTCATTCTCATTCTTGTTCCTAATAAAATTTAAAAACTCTGGGTGGTTATTCTCTAAATCATCTAGGATTTTTTTACTAGAAAACATAGAACATAAGGTTGCAAATTCATATGTATCAACCTCATTTAAAACCAAGGTTGAACACATTGTTAAGATGTTGCCAACTTGTGTTATAGAGTAATCCTTCTTTGATTTACCCTCCGTTACCAACGCTTGACCCATTTGAATAAGCTTTATTGATAAATCGTATTTTCTTTTTTCTAATTTGCTTTTCATCCTTAAATAAATTTAACACCGATGTCTTTTAATGATTCAAACACCAATTGATTATATTTTCCAAAACTACCATTAATTAAGTCATCAGATGTGGTCCAACGAACTACGTGTGGTTCATTATGGTTAATTTCACCCTCATAATCAGCTAAATAAGTATAACCCATAAAGCCATTTTTATGTATGGCAAATATCAATCTTAAATTACTCACCCTTAAGCCTGTCTCTTCAAGCGTTTCTCTTATGGCAGTATCCTCTGGAGTCTTATCAATTTCTTCCATCTTTCCACCAATTAAGCCCATATCACTATGGTTGTCCTTACGTGAAACTCCTAGGATATATCCATCTGGATTTATTAACACTACTTGTGCTGATATTTTCATTTCTACTTTGTTTTTAATTTTTCCATCAATTCATCCCTTAATTTTAGATATAACCTATCATCAAACATGTCTTCAGGTAATCTATCAATTTCATGTTTAAGTTCGTTAGAAACACTAAAATCGATGATTTTTTTATGTTCTTTTAACTGCATACCAAACATTAATATCCTAAGTGCATGAAATATACCCTTTTTAGCCAGATGCTTTTGGTCATTCTTTGATTGTTCTGACGCAATATACCAACTAGCAGATGCTTTTTGAATCAACTTAGTTACCATTTCTTTTTCATCCCATTTTTGAACCTTAAATGGCCATCTTGATAGGACTACATTTTTTTGGTCTAATGATAAGCACTCTAGTGCACCTATTTCATAGTTGTTGATAGCATCGATAAAACCACTTCTAGAATATAAAACACCCTGTATATTTTTATCACTTGAAGATATAGCATTTTGTTTAAAGGCACCAGAAGGTAAAAACGCAGACTTTGTTACTATGATAAAATCATAATCAGAGTCTGCGTTAGATAAACCATAAACTCTACTACCGTAAGGATAAATAGCTAAAACATCTTCAGAGATTTTTAACTCTTTTAATATTGTTTCTGCATTGTACATGACGCAAATGTACTAAATAAAAATTAGAAAACAAATATTTTTTATTTTACTTCAGTTGTTATATTATCTCTACCTATTTCAGTTACCACACCACTTAAATTAAATGGCTTTATGTCTTGCCATTTAGTGATATCATTTGAATCTTTTGGTTTACCATCTGGACTAACTGCAACAGTAACATGTGGAATAGCATTTTTAGTTGGGTATCCATCTACTTGTATCGCCATTGCTTTATCACTTAAACCAACCTTAATTGCTCTAAGCATAACCGTCTTTCCAATATCGGATTTATCCTTTAATGGTCCAAGTGTTATGGTCATATGGTGAGCATAAATTCTCCAACCATCTGGAATATCATTATAATTGTAGTTTTCTGGTTGTAAAAGCTTGTTATATGATGCCTTATCCAATAAAACACACGAATATAAAACATCTGATGTCTTATACATATCCTTAGATTCAAGAATCTTTTTAAGAGTCATTTCACCTAAGTCTTTGTGTGATGAAATCATAGAACTAATCTTTTCCAATGGAACACCATGTGAATTTCTTTTAGCAAGAGCTTCAGCTGTTAAGCCATTAGTACCAATATCGATTATCTTTATGTTATTTTCATCTAACCCTAAGCTTAAGGCTAACTCAACAATCTTTTTTGGTTCGTTCATCTTGATATTAGTGTTATCTAATATCGCTGGTGATTTACCTTCTTTTATCGATTTAATTAAGTTAGAAGTATTCTTAGAATGCGCTCTAGATAATGGTGTGTAGTCCTCATTCTTCGCCATAACAGTGAAAAAATCATTGTAGTTACCCCATGACTCGATTACATCATCAGTTGAATGGATTATACCTTCTTTTACCAATGATTTAGCAAGAGTAGATTTGCCAGAACCTGGGATTCCACGCATTATGATTAATTCTTGTGATGGACGAGTTATCTCAAAACCTAAGATGTTTTTTGCGTAACTTTCTCTTAAAATTGATTTTATTTTTTCTTTCATAATAGGCAAATGTACTAAATAAAATCAATAAAAAAAATAATTATAATAAATTATATTGATTATTAATTTGCGGAAAACTGAGTAATCGAAACCCAAGGTGCTACCCTCCCATTCTTTAGCAAAGAAGTCTGGAACCCCGTCCAGTTAATTTTCCATTTTGTGACCGCAGAGGGATTCGAACCCACATTTTCAGCATCCGTTACCCGTAACACCTTAGAAGGGAGAGGGGACTATGCGGCCATATTATTTAGTAGTCTCACCCAGATTCGAACTGAGCTCTTAGGTTTAGGAAACCCACATTCTATCCTAATGAACTACAAGACCATTTGTGATTCCAGAGGGATTCGAACCCACAAGTCTTCTGATTCGTAATCAGAAATTTTATCCGTTATACGATGGAACCATGACGAACTCCGATTTTTAAATCCCGATTAAGGACACGTAGGAACGTTGTTCAAGTAAACCTTAGTGTACACCTAGAGGGATTCGAACCCCCACGTCTCTGAGTTCGTAGCCCAGTGTTTTTCCAGTTAAACTATAAGTGCGTATTTTCGTACCCCAAATAGGATTCGAACCTACATTTGATGTTATCTCATTCCAATTATACGTCTCTCGTTTTGAAGACGAGGCTAATACAGAGGTGTTTTACCATTTAACATTATATAATTTATCAGCTTTATTTGAAATACCACCTAATGTAATTAAGAAATATTCACCTTCTTCTTCAGCTTCGTTTCTAATATTCCACATAGCTTTACTTCTAACTTTAAATTCTTCATATGATAAAGAATCCATATCATCATATAATTTATCAGCAGCTTCAAAAAACCGAACCATTATTTCTTTTACTTTAGGGTTAGTAATGCTTTCTACAAGTTTATTCATAGTTGCGTAGAACGGAGTCGAGCCGTCTTACTCTGCCTTATGAGAGCTGAGCGTTTTCCTATAACCTACGCAATAAAATAATCCACATTTAACATCTCTCGTCTACTTTCTTGGCAAGACATCCATCATGGGTTCCGTTAATCGATGTGTGTTTATAACCAGTGACGGAACAAGCGTGGTGATTATTGAGGAGAGG